CGAGCCTGTTTTTTGTGAATATTTGCATAAAGTCCAGGTTTCATGATTCCTCCAAAACTGCACAAATGTCTTGCCAACTCATTTTAAGGTGACGCTCACCATCTAAGTTTAGTTCCTCAAACTTCAAGTATTCAGCGCTGTAATCCTTCGCTAGCGTACCAAAGACAATCTTGTCCCCAACATTAACGCCTTGAAACAATGCATCCTCGCCAGCCGCAATGACTGTCCCGATGGAATCGGCTTCTGCCATCGTACTGGTATCTAGGATTAGAGATTTGACCCGTGGTTCGGGTTTGACAATGATTTTGTCACGCAAAGGTTTAATTTCCATCTAACACCTCTACTTCGCCAGTAAAAGGGTTTTCATGAATCATTGACTTCTTTGGCCTGCCCATTTTCTTTTTAGGCAAAAAATCCCCAGAAGGCTCTGGGGTAACTTCGGCAACTGCTTTGCTCGAAAACTCTCCGCACCACTCTTGTGGACTGCGGTTTTGATAGGTAGGAAATCTACGACACAAACCCAGAATCGAGTTGTTGTCAAAGTAGTTTCTACATTCTCTACAATTCTCTACAGCCATATCAACTCCTTTTTGATGTGGTTAGAAGCCCCGTAAGTCCCGACTGACTTATGGGGTTTCGCTTTTAACGATAGTTTTCGCGTTTGTGTTCGTAGCAAACGCCAGCAGTACGGCCAGTATTGAACTCGCCTTCCATGCCCATCGTTTTATCCTCTTTGCCCATGGCAACGCCACCGACGATTTTGCCCTTGCGCTCACCAGAAGTGTCGCTAGACAGAACGCCTTTAGGCATCTTTTCGCCTGATGCACCAGACTTAAACATTTCTTTGTCCATTTTTCCCATGATATTTCCTTGCAAGGTTAATCGACATTGTACAATGTCCATACCATTATAGGAGTTTTTTCAATGCCTACAAATTTTAAAATTACCGAGTCAAAACGCCAACCTACAACTGGCGGTCACTATGTGATGGAACGGGAATACAAAAAAGAATCTCGTAAGGTTGCTGAACTCGAAAAAGAGTTAAAAGAGCATGAAAAGACAGATATGGCTCACGCTCATCCTATGCACAGAAGCCATGAAGCACAGCCACAAGCAGGAATTCCTGCACTTCGTAAGTAGTTGATAGCCGCCCTCATAAAGCAGAGATGTTCAACTTCCTTGGTATTTGCACAATTCAAGGAAAATAAGGCGCTAACCCTTAATACGGCTACCAACACGGCTGGGGACTGCGGGGGTCACAGGGTTCATTTCCTATCCCCTATTGCTGTACCAAAATGGCTTGTACAGAGCCACCAATCCCCATGCGTGTTGATACTAAGTTTATTTTAGCCATAAACCCCGCTTTTGTAGTTCTTGCAGGGTTTTTTCATATGCGTTATCCCACATAGCCTGCCGTTCTTCCTTAGATAGGCACATTCCTTGGTCTAACTGAGCATGGCATGGGTAGCACAAAGCGGCTGTGTATTCGTCTGAAGCCTTTATCCCACGCCCTTTGCCGTGTTTAGCCCAATTACTGTGTGCCGCTTGCGTCTGACCTTCTGCACCGCAATGCTGGCAAGGCAAGTCAGCAACATTCTTTAGGTGGTTCTTGCTTCTGAAGTAATTAAACTTGGGAATAGGTGATGCCATGCTCTGCCCCCCACGCGAGTAAAAATTCCACGAACTCGGTGGCCTGTTCTTTTGTAAATTTCCGTGTTTGAAATCCAAGTTGCACTATTCCAGTTCCATCAAGGCTTGGGATTATTTTGCTACCGCCCACATTTATGTCTTTTATGAACTGGTCAACCAGTAAGCGTTTCCAATCCTCGGCATCCCATTTTGCACCCAAGTGGCTGGCTTGTTTGGCTATTTCGCCAATCATGGCGTGATACTTTTCCTCTTGTTGACGGCTTTTGTTCGCAGTTTTGATTTCCAAAGTTAACTGTTTGCCAGCATTTAGGGCGGTCAGAACCTTTGGCCACAGGCTTACCATCAAAGACTTAGCCTGCGCTTCACCTGTTAAATCGAATCGCATTCTTGCACCATCACATTTGCGCCAGCATCCTCGGCATAAACCTTTTTGATGTGCGCTTCAACAATTTGCGAATCATCAACATATACAATTCCATTTATTGCGTCTGTAATACTTTTGTAGCAATTATCTATATCCACGCGTTTTGGATATTCCAAACCCGCTAAACAGGCTTCCTTGCGCCTTTTTGAATAAGAAGGGGGAACGGCAAAGCGTAGGTACAAAAATACAGTTAATGCCCCTTTTAGCGGGTCTGAAGCGCCAATTGCTTGTCGGGCTTTAAGTGCCACATGAGTTTCGTAATCAATTGTCTTGGCATCGGTGTAAGTTTGCACAAACTGACCGCGCCTGGCAAATCGTGGTCGGCCCTTTGGCACAGGGTCACCATCAACTGTGAATGTCACTACTAGGCTCATTTAATACTTTCAGTCGTTGAACAATCAAGGTAGCGAGAGTAGGAAAATCCGACTTCAGCGCTTTTGACATATACCGAGCGTGGTCGATAGTCGCTGGGTTCATAACCATCAACGCATAGTGGTTCGCCAAATGGTCGACATAAGTCCCCTGTCCGTTCCAAGGCTTCAGTTGCGCCAGCCACGGACATTCCATCTCTGATTTTGTCAAGGATTGCATGGGCTTCAGATTTCGTCATTTAGGATTCTCCAAGCGGTTGCTGCACAAAGTGGGACTTGTCCGTTTCCAATGGCTTTAAGTCTGTGTGACCCAGCGGCCAACCCATGAGCCATTCGACCCACATTGGGTTCAGTTTCCCACCAGCGTGAGTCGCTAGCGAAGGTGTATCCCTGTTGTACTCGCTTGGACTCGCACATTCCTTTGAGTTGTGTGCTGTCGGTGTTGGAAACATTTTGTCCCTGACCGCTTGGTTGATTGAGTATTGCGCTGGTTGCCCCGATTTCCTTTTGGCAGTCCACAATTCCTGTGTTCCTCTCGCCCCGCAATTCGCATCGGGCGTTGGCCAACTCTCCATGCGCTTTTTTAAGGCTTTTCTGCTGTTGCTCCCACCATCTAATCCTGTTGTGTTGGGCGTGTGGAAGGTCACCATTCCATCTGGCAACAATCCAGATTCTGTCCCTCTGATGGTTTGCTCCAATGTTCGCTGCTCCCAGCACTCCCCACCGCGCATCAAACCCCATTGCGGCCAAGTCTGCGAGAACTCTTCCAAGTCCTCTAGAAGTGAGCATTGGTGAGTTTTCCACGAACGCGTATCTAGGTCGTACTTCGTGAATGATGCGCGCCATTTCTCCCCACATTCCGCTTCGCTCTCCGTCAATTCCTGCCCCTTTTCCAGCAGCGGAGATGTCTTGACAGGGAAATCCTCCCGATACGACATCAACAATGCCTCTCCAAGGCTTTCCGTCAAAGGTTTGAACGTCATCCCAAATCGGGAAAGGCGGGAGAAGTCCGTCATTTTGTCGAGCGCACAATACGCTTGCGGGATAGGCTTCCCACTCAACAGCGCAGACTGTTCGCCATCCCAAGAGGTGTCCCCCAAGTATTCCTCCACCAGCACCCGCGAATAAAGCCAACTCATTCAAAATACCTCCCCGTCGTTTTCGGTTTCGTTCCAATGCCTAATAGTCTGAGTAACAGTTTTAGCAACTGTTGGGCGCTTGTAGTCGCTTGGGTTCTTCTCCCATTGATGCTTGGAACACTTAGGCTTATCGCCACTCATGTGGACTGACCAACGATTTGGGCAACCAGGCACAGAACACATTAAGCGTTGCATATCGTCAAAGGTAGATTCTTGTTTAGGGGTTGGTTTTGCGAATGTCATTTAGCGTACTTTCCATCTATGATTTTTTGAAAATTGGCGGCGTTAACCACCCACTCTAGGTCTGGCCGCCAAGTTCTGCCCTTGGTCTCAAACCCGTTGGCCAGGCTTGTGTCGTTGGCAATGTAGCCAAAGAACGAATCCCACCACTTCAACCCTTCCTCGGTTGTTTTGTAGCCCTCTGGTGAGTATGCCGAAGGTTTGCCAGCCTGTATCCACCTTTGCCGCATATTTGTTTGGCGGTTGCCTTCCCAAGTTCTCGGTTGGGTCAGGTGGGTTAAATGCTTTCCCCATAGTTTTAATAATTCGGCATGGGGGCAAGGCGGGAACTTAGTTCCCGACAATGAAGGTTTACCTTCTTTAATATTGGTTCTTGGTTCTTGGTTTATGGTTAGTGGTTCTTGGTTAGGTGGCGGTTTGTGTACGGGTTGTTCACGCTTCGTGCGGTTTTCTCTACGCTTCGCTTCCCTTTCCAAAGCGATTCGTTTGTTTGTCTCAGAATTGCTGTGGTAATTTTCAAGTTCCTCGCGGATTCTGTTTTGGACATAAACCCCATTTTCCAAAACAAAAAACTTCTTCAAAACAAAGGTAACGGCTTCAATTTCCTCGGTGCTGGATGCCCAAGTCCATTCAAGCGCTTCTTCTAAGGTAGGGAATGTTTCGCGGTCGTAACACGCATCCAACAAAAGCGTGTACGAGCCGTGTTGAAGCATGGTCAAGCGACCAGTTTTCTTGGCGTAATCGCCAATATTCTTTTTGTAGTAATGCATCAGTTTTACCTTTTTAACGCACCTTTAAAGAAACAAAGGCAGGGGAAGGTGTAACCCTCTTCGGAACAGTGATCAAGCCATTCCTAGCCTCGTTTCAACAAGTATAACCTAAGTAAACCAACTTGGTCGAAGTAATTGCAATTGCCATATTCTTTGTTGTGGGACAGTTTTCCACTTGGAAATCGCCGCCTGGCTAATTCCTAATAATTTGGCAAGGTCACCCTGTGAGCCTGCCAGCGCAATAAACTTTTGTTTGTCCATGCCTTAATTGTACATAATCTAGGTTAAGTTGCAAATAAGCAACATAAACAGATTTATTTTCAAATACTTGTGAATATTTGCTTAACCTAGGTTAATATTCAGTCATGCCCTAGCAAAAGCAAAAGGGTCTTTTAAGGAGTTAGTATGAAAGCAGATAGATTCACAAATCTTCGCATCATTGAACAAACAACCGATGCCTTACGTACCGAATATGTTGTTTCAAGCAACACAGATATTTGGTCAGTTACACAGCGCAACAGCAGTTGGTTTGTAACACACCAAGGTAGACATTACCGCGCAGTTACCGACACTCCACAAGGTCAAACAATATTGACATTTGTAAAAGAGCAGGTGTACGCATGAAAGCAGAACACAGCGAATTCGACTGCATGGTGTGCGAACACCACGATGCACCAGGCGTTGACCTTGAGTGCTACTTTGACCCATCCACAGCCAACCTCTGGTTTGTCTATATCGGTGACGCACTTATCACCGATTTACTGCGCGACACAGTAATCCAGTCCTTAGAACGCGGCTACGCCAAAGCAATACAAGAACAAGTTGACAACGACAAACTTGACTATGCACTTGCCCGTTATGAAAGCAAAAACTATGAAGCACTCTAATTACACCCAAAACGCCATAGAAGGCCCTTACACCCCCACACGCCCTAGCAAGGCTGACCAAGTAATTCTTTGGCTCTCAGGCTTTGTTTGCGGTCTTATCTTTGCCCTTTTAATCACAGGAAACTAACATGAAACTCGAACTAGACATCAGCGACCTCAAGTATTTCATTGCTGAATACATCAAAGAAAAGTACAACATGGAAACGCTGGAAAGCAACTTCACTTACGACTTAATTGACTTTGATGAACACTTATTTGGGCTTAACTGCGAAGTTATGGACAAAGACGAATATGCGCGCATAAAAGCAGAAATTGATGAAGAGAAAAGACTTGAAGAACTTAATAAAGGAACTACTGTATGAAAAACATTTCCACAGCATTGGTCAAAGCGCAAAAAGCCTTTGCACCAGCCCTAAAAACCGCCACAAACCCCCATTTCCGCAGTAAGTATGTTGACCTGGCATCTTGTGTGGAGTCGGTGATTGACGCGCTAAACGACAACGGAATATTCTTATTTCAAACAACCTCTGAACACACAGATGGCATCATTTGCGAGACAAGTTTCTTGCACGAATCAGGTGAACGCTTAGATTGCGGCAAACTGTTCTTTCCAGCACCAAAACACGACCCCCAAGGGTTTATGTCGTGTTTGACTTACATCCGTCGAGCGTCTTTGATGGCCGCAACAGGGCAAGCGCCAGAAGATGACGATGGAAATGCGGCCAGCAAAAAGCCTGCGGTCAAAGAAACCAAGGCTAATCACAACGCCATGCAAGACCACATCACAGCAATTAGCGAATCAACCAATGTTGAAGAACTGCAAGCCCGTTTTAAAGAAGCATACAAAGCCGCAGGCACAGACAAAGAATGGCTTGAGGCGGTAACTGGTGCAAAAGATTTAATGAAAAGGAAACTTAAATAATGGAACAACGCACAGAAGAATGGTTTGCCGCCAGATTAGGCAAAGTCACCGCTAGTCGTGTGGCAGATGTAATTGCCAAGACCAAAACGGGTTATTCCGCTAGTCGAGATAACTACATGGCTCAATTAGTTTGTGAAAGGCTAACTGGTCAGCAAGGGGAATCGTTTACAAACGCCGCTATGCAACACGGAACGGATACTGAGCCACTTGCAAGAAGCGCCTATGAAGCCCATGCCGACCTAATGGTTGAGGAAACAGGCTTTGTACAGCATCCAAAGATTGAAATGGCTGGCGCTAGTCCTGATGGCTTGGTGGGCTTGTTTGGTATGTTGGAGATTAAGTGTCCAAACACGGCTACCCACATCGACACGCTGTTAACCCAGTCTGTGCCAACAAAATACATCACTCAGATGCAATGGCAGATGCGTTGCTGTGAGCGCCAATGGTGCGACTTTGTGTCCTTTGACCCGCGTCTGCCACAAGAACTTCAGTTGTTCGTTAAACGGGTTGAATTTGACCCCGAATATGTAGCAATGTTGGAGAAAGAAGTTACCCAGTTCCTGTCGGAGTTGGATACAAAAGTAAATAAATTAAACAACTTGAAAGTAAAAAATGTCTAAAACACAATACGAAGTTAGCGTCATCACAGGTAAATACACCAACAAAGACGGACAAGAAAAGAACCGCTATCAACGCATCGGCTCGGTTATCGAGACCAAAAACGGGCCTATGCTGAAGTTTGACTGTATGCCTATCGTTGAAGGCGGTTGGTCTGGTTGGGCGTACATGAACGCACCAAAACCTAAAGATGACTTTGCGGATGTCGACTTTTAATTATGTCGAAGTTCCTTTAACTGAAACTGAAATTATGGTTTGCACATATATCGGTAAGTTGAGGAATCATGTCACCAGTCAGTTTGCCAAAGACCGCAGGCAAGACAAAACCATTGATGGCGTGAAAATGTCCATTGATGGTGTGCTTACCGAATATGCGGTGTCTAAGTACCTAAAACTGCCGTTTGACCTTAATTGCGACTTTCGTAAGTTTGGGGCTGACTTGGTGACACGCAAAGGCAAAAAGATTGATGTTAAGTGCGCCAAGAAGATTGGTGGCAACCTTAACGCGGTCTTTTGGTCTGGCACAAAACCCGTTGATGTATTCATCTTGACCGAACTCCACACCTCTTGTGTGCGGATTATTGGGTGGATTTACCGAGAGGATTTCTTGGTAGAAGATAACCTGATTGACACGGGCAATGGAGAATACTACTCTCTTAAACAATCGCAACTAACACCATTTGTATGAGACATATCGGCATATCCATTCCACACCGCCCAACAGAAGAAGATGAAGCCTTTAACGAAATAGAGCGTAGGTCAAAAGTCAAACAAGAATTGATTAAATTGCCCTTTAAAGAGGCTAAATTGCAAGCAGAGGTGTTGGCATTAACCATTGCAGTTAAAGCGCTTACAGAGCGCGTAGAAAGGCTAGAAAAGTGAACGCATTTCACCCACAGTTTATGGCAACCTATTACCCAAAGTTCTGGGATTTTTCCAAGAGCCAACAGGCACTAACAGCAGAGCGCGAGATGGCTAAACGAAGTATCAAGCCTAAACGCTTTTATGTTTATGCTTTGGCAGACAGAATCAAACCACCTAAAAGAAGGTATGTAAACCTATGACACAAGATGAAATCATCGAATTGGCTAAACAGGCTGGTTATGACGAGCATCAAGCAAAGTTTGATACACGGATTGAAGCCATTGCCAAACTGGTAGCAGAGAAAGCCTTTGAGGAAGGGTTTTATGCGGGGTTTAAAGCGTCAGGAGAGGGCTGGAACGGTGAATGCCCATTCAACGATTTAGGTTTAGACATTCAACAAAACGAGAGTATTCAGCACGAACTTGAATTAGCAATCAAAGCAAGGGGACAAACATGATTGAAAGCATATTAACCATTATTGTCGTGCTACTTATTGGCGCGTTTATAGGCGCTGGCATCCTTGTAGCAGTCTTGTGGGTAAGCGCTGACAAAGATTAAGCGTGGTACTCGGCTTCTGTAAGGATGCCAATCTTGTACTTGCCTTCTGGCTTGAAGATGGTCAATGATTCTTGGCGCATCTCAGGCGCAAACGACAGATGCATCCACCGACCGAACTCGTGTATACATTGGTCAAATTTGATGCCATTTTTTAGAACAATCTGACATAACTCGTAAGGAGTATGAGCAGTAGAAGAGCAGTCAATAGCCCAGCCATCCATGTGACTGGATACTTTAGAACCGCCAACAGCAAGATTAACATCGGGCAAGCGTAGCCAAGAATTAACACGAAGAGCGCCTGTGACATTTCGCACCTCCTCTAGTTTCTCAGCCGCCACTTTCATGTTGGCTAACTGTTGCTCATTGGGCTGGTTATCAATGCCCATGCGTGTAGCAGTCTCGCTATATGTAGCCTCTTCTAGCGTAAAGTGATTGGATAAGTTCATTTCTTTTTCATTTCCGCTAGTTTTTCAACAGTTCTGCCACCAAAGTAAGCGCCCATAATCAACATTCCCCATTGCCCTAACAAGGTTACATAGGCTTCGTTGGCATTTAAGCCAAAGGCAGACATCATGGCAAACAGGAAATAGCCCACAAAGATGGCTACAAGGCTCATAGGGCGTATGTTCTTAGACAGCCAAGAGTCAGATGCCATATCTGCTGACCAGCGCCCTGTGACATTGTTATCTTCGTTCTTCATAGCGTCTGCCGCTACTTTAATCATCTCTAATTCAAGTTCTGCTATCTTCTGCGCGGCTTGTGGGTCACCAGCAATAGCCTTGGCTACCGCCTCGACAGAATCGCCAACACCCAAGCGACTAGCAATAGCGCTAACAGCGGCACCGCCCAAAGGCCCAGCAACAGCAGTAGCAAGAGTAGGCGCAATGCCTTTAAGCAAGTTAAATAAATCATTCATTACTTTTCCCTTAATTGTTGTAACTGTCGGTTAATCTGACGCTCTTTCTTTTCTATTCGCATTTCAGCCTTCTGAATTTTTATCCACATCATCACCATTACAGGAGTAATGATTAAGATAATGGAC